TCTGTGGATACAGAGACCATTGTTGGTCTGATGCAAATGGTGGTAGAGGATTAAGAAAGTTTAAGTATTCTACAGGTATAAGGTACTTAACTCAAGTACATAAAACACCTGATGTGCAAGAAGTCTAATGCCTAAGTATAAATTTCGTTCCAATTCAGAGTATAATACCTATTGCTTTTTAAAAGAAAATAAGGTATCATTCAAATACGAAAAGCTAACCATAAAATATAAATGGTTGGAATCCAAAAAGTACATACCTGATTTCATTTTAAGTAATGGGGTTATCCTAGAAGTCAAAGGAAGATTCGTACTAGAGGACAGAAAGAAACATTTGTTTGTAAAAAAACAATTTCCTCAGTATGACATTCGCTTTGTATTTGATAATCCCAACAGGAAACTATACAAAAATGGAAAGATGACTTATGCGATATGGTGTGAGAAATATGGTTTTAAATATTGTAAGGCTAGTAGTGGGATACCAGAAGATTGGATAGCAAAATAAAATCAACTGTTAATTTTGTAGTTGAGGAAGATTTCTTTAAAGAAAGAAGCACTCCTGAACAGACAATGTATATGTGTGTCATACTACAAGCTTTACTTGATGCAACAAAACCTACTTATAAAGGTGAACCTGAAGCATCTATACTTGAAAGAGACAGAGCAAAGGCTTGGTTCTTTGCTTCTGTAGGTGTTACCTCAGAGGACTTTAAGATTGTATGTGACTATGCAAATATAGACTACAACTATATGAGAGAGTTCGCATTTAAAGTTTTAAAATCAGGTGAAGTAGAATATACAAGAAAAAGAATCAACGCAGTGTTAGGACATTAAAATGAAAAGCAACTTATTACCAACAGACTACCAAAATTTTATTGCCATCTCTAGATACGCAAGATGGATTGATGAAGAAGAAAGAAGAGAGACTTGGACAGAAACTGTCTCAAGATATTTTGACTATATGGAAAACCTTCATGGAACTATACTAACTAAATCTCTAAGAAATAAATTAGAAGATAAAGTGTTAGGACTAGGTGTTATGCCTAGTATGAGAGCATTAATGACTGCAGGTCCTGCTCTTAAAACTTGTAATGTTACAAGCTACAACTGTAGTTATATACCTGTTGACTCTGTAAGAGCATTTGATGAGTGTATGTATATACTTATGTGTGGCACAGGTGTAGGTTTCTCAGTTGAAAGAAGTAATGTAGACAAACTTCCTATTGTTAATGAACACTTTGAATATAGTGATACTGTTATAAAGGTTGCTGATTCTCGTTCAGGTTGGGCAAAGGCACTAAGAGAAATAATTGCAATGCTATATATAGGACAGATACCTACTCTTGATGTATCAGATGTAAGACCTGCAGGTGCAAAGTTAAAGACTATGGGTGGCAGAGCATCAGGTCCTGCACCTTTTGTAGACTTATTTAATTTTTGTATAAATAGATTTAAAGGTGCTAAAGGCAGAAGACTTTATCCTATTGAGTGTCACGATATAATGTGTAAGATTGGACAAGTAGTAGTTGTAGGTGGTGTAAGACGTTCTGCACTAATATCACTATCCAACCTAAATGATAATCAAATAAGAAAAGCTAAGTCAGGTCTATGGTATGACGAACATGATAAAAATATAATAAGAGAGGGTCAGAGAGCATTAGCTAATAACTCTGTAGCCTATAAGACTAAACCTGACATAGGAACTTTTATGAAAGAATGGTTATCCTTATATGAATCTCATTCAGGTGAGAGAGGTATCTTTAATAGACAGGCAGCCATCAATAAAGTTTTAGAGAATGGTAGACGTAAGGCTTCTGAAAAAGAAAACCCTGAAAAACCTGAAGACTATATACAGTTTGGATGCAATCCATGTAGTGAGATTATACTCAGACCATATCAGTTTTGTAATCTGACTGAAGTGGTGTGTAGACAAACAGATACTGTAGAAACTCTGAAGGAAAAAGTAGAAGTGGCAACCATACTAGGAACACTACAGTCAACTCTAACAGATTTCAAATATCTTAGAAAGATTTGGAAGGATAATACTGAAGAAGAAAGATTACTAGGTGTTTCTCTTACAGGAATACTTGACTGTCCTGTTCTTAATAATACTTACTACGAACTAGAAGATGTGTTACAGAAATTAAAATACACTGCAGTACAGACTAATAAAAAGTATGCTAAATTATTAGGTATACCTCAGTCAACTGCAATTACCTGTGTTAAGCCTAGTGGAACTGTTAGTCAGTTAGTTGATAGTGCATCAGGTATTCATGCAAGACATAGTGAATACTACATAAGAACTGTTAGAGCAGGTAACACAGACCCTCTAACTCATTTCCTAAAGGATGCAGGAATACCTGCAGAACCTGACGCAGGTAAGCCTGATGCTAATACAGTCTTTAGTTTTCCCACTAAGTCTCCTTCAGGTGCAATGACAAGAACTGAAATGACTGCCATACAACAATTAGAGTTTTGGTTATTATATCAAAGACATTGGTGTGAGCATAAACCTTCTGTAACTATATCTGTTAAGAAAGATGAGTGGATGGAAGTAGGTGCATGGGTTTATAAAAACTTTGACGAGGTATCAGGTATTTCTTTTCTTCCTTTTGATGACCACGTATATCCACAAGCTCCTTATCAGGATATAGATAAGAAGCAGTATGAAGAGTTCTGTAAGAAGATGCCTAAGTCTATTGACTGGGCAAAGCTAAAAGAGTATGAGAAGGAAGATACTACTACAGGAAGTAAAGAGTTTGCCTGTACTGCAGACTCCTGTGAGGTTGTAGATATAACATGATGGGAAACGAACTAGATTGGTGGCAATGGTGGTTGCTTATTGCAATCACTATTAATACCATAACAAACTTAATAGTATTTTTTAGAGGAAGAAAGGTATTTAAAAAGAATCATGTCAACACTAATATGTAATTTACCATCAACAAAAGTATGGGTTAGAAAAGAATATCTAAGAGATTTTAAAGATGGACATGGGGAGTTTGTAGAAGGTAACTGGGTAACTGCTAAGTCTATTCCGGGAAGAGCTTTTTATTTTGAAACATACTTACCTAAGTATGGAGCATTGTTTGACAAGCTACCTATCTCTGCTTTCTTATCTAAACCTAAATTACCTGACCCTGATATGCCACTTGATAATTTACAGTTTTGGAATTGTATGGACTATGGTGTGGTAAATATACATAAACAGTTTATCTCCACAATGGACTACGAAATTTTAACACATGATTTTGGAATTGTCAAGGGTTTTTATGTTTGTACTTTAGATAACTACCATTCATCAGTTGATGAGATAGACTACAGTACAAGTGAAGTACCTGAAGAACATAAGTCTTTCAATTTAATTGAACTTGTCAATGGTCAGTATGCTCTATATCCTAATAATAGAATGAGAGTTTATGATAATTCTCTTACACCTGAGAACCCTTTGAAGCCTGACTTTAAAGTTAGTACAGAATTTTATCAGGTAGAAAATGATAAGAACAAAAGACTTGGAGATACTGATGAGTACTTTTATTAAAAAGTTCTTGACATAATTTACAATATATATTATAATTCTTATAGAAAGGAGTGCATCAATGACTGATGATAAAATTAAAAAGCTTGAAGAAGAGATTCAGGCAAAGAAAAAAGAAGTAGAAGAGTTAAAGTATGGTGACCTAAAGGCAGCATGGAAAGAGTTTGAAACTGCTTCTGAAATAGCAACTCAAAAGTATAATAAGTATAAAGAGATTGCTAAAGAAAAGTATGGAGCAAATCACGTAGTTCCAAATCACTTTACTGTATTTGACCAATTCTTTAAGTGGTAAATATGTTCTTAACTAGAAGACCTGTTATATACGTAGGATATGACCCAAAGGAACATATTGCTTTTGAGGTTCTTAAAAGTTCAATAGAACAGTACACTCACAAGTATGATATTATACCTTTGGAACAGTCATCTCTACGTTTATCAGGTCTTTATAAGAGAACTTATTACTTAGATGAAGAGGGTCAGAGAAGAGACTCTTCTGACAAGAGACCTTTTAGTAGTGAGTTTACCTTTACAAGATTCTTAATACCTTTTATTAATCTTCATAAAGGATTGGCACTCTTCATGGACTCTGATATGTTTGTCAGAGCAGATATTACAGAATTGTTTGAAGAGTATGGACAGTTTGATGAGTATGCAGTTTCAGTTGTTAAACATGATTACCAACCTAAAGAAATTTTTAAAATGGATAATCAATTACAGACTAATTACAATAGAAAAAATTGGTCTAGTTTTGTATTATGGAATTGTGAACATTCTGCTAATAAAAGACTTACTATTACAGATGTTAATGAACAATCAGGAAGATGGTTACATAATTTTAGTTGGTTAGAAGATAGTGAAATAGGTTCTATACATCCTAAGTGGAATTTTCTAGATGGGTGGACTGATGAAAATATAAATCCATGTAATGTCCACTTTACTACAGGTGGTCCTTGGTTTGATAATTGGAAACCTAAAAGAATAAAAGATGCCAACTATGCAGGTGAGTGGAATACATTAAAAAAAATCTGTGAATTAAGAATATTACCAAAGGAAAATTAATATGTATACATTTGTAACCTCTTTTAGTGAGGAAGGATATAATACTTATGCAAAAGAAATGCTTGAAAGTGTCGCATCAAAATGGAATCCAAAACATTTTAAACTCTATGCTTACTACCATGACTTTGATATTAAAAAGGTTGACCACCCTGTTTCTTCTAGCATTGTATATATACATCTTAATGATGTAAAAGAAATGCTTGACTATCGTGAAAAAATGAAAAAACATGATGGCACAGAAGGTGGCAAGATGCCTTATAATTGGAGATTAGATGCAATAAAATGGTGTCATAAAGTATATGCACTAACTGATTGTGCATTTAAAATGATGGAAGAAAAAAGAAATCCTGAAGAACCTCATTGGTTGATATGGATTGACGCAGATACTATTGCAACTAAAAGACTTGAAGTTTCTGCAATGGAGAAGTGGTTACCTGAACAAGCAAGTATAGTTCATTTAGGTAGAAAAGATGTTGACTATAGTGAAACAAGTTTTATGGGATTTAATTTACAGTACCATGATGCCTGTTCTATATTAGCAGACCTAAGAGGTTGTTATACGATAGGTGAAACAATATCTTATAGAGAGTGGCATGATGGATTTATATTTGAAAGACTCTTAAATATATACAAGGCACATGGTATGGTAGTTAATAATCTATCAGAAAATGCTAAAGGTTTATCTGCCTTTATGCAGTCACCTCTTTCAGAATACTTTATACACTATAAAGGTAATCTAAAAAATAAAAAAGGTGAACTTGCACAAGATATAAAGCTACCTAGATATAGACAACTAGCAGATATAATAAGACACTATAAACCTAAATCAATAACTGAAGTTGGTACATGGAATGGTGGTCGTGCAATAGAAATGGCACTTGCAGTGTTTGAATATAGAGATAAATTTAGTTACTTTGGTTTTGATTTATTTGAAGAAGCGACTGCAGTTACTGATGATATAGAAATGAATAGTAAACAACATCACACTCTTGAGCTAGTCAAAAATAGATTAGAACAATTTAAAGAAAAAATGAAAGAGAAAGGTAAAGAATTTACATTTAAACTACATAAAGGTGACTCTAAGATTACACTAAAGAAATGTAAGTCAGCTAGTAAAGTTGACCTTGCCTTTATAGATGGTGGTCATTCTTATGAAACTGTTAAGTCTGACTATCTTAATTTAAAGAAAGTTCCTTTACTTGTGTTTGATGATTTCTTCTCTAAAGATGAACATGGTAATGAGCCTGAAGAAAGAAACATGGGTGTTAATAAACTAGTAAAAGAAATAGAAGCTTATGGTAAGATTGTTCTTCCTTCTAATGATAGAGTTCTTGGTGGTGGTAGAACTCACCTTGCTTTTATTGCAAATAAAAAAGCAATAGAACCTTTACCTGACCACATTACTCGTATGCCAATAGTTGTTACACCAAAAGACTCAAGACCTAAAGATGAAATATTTGTAAATATAAAAAAGAATAAAAAATTAATTAAGGATTTTAATTGGTTGAAACATGGTAGAATACATAATCAAACTGCACTAATTGTTTCAGGTGGGTCAAGTACAGACTTTAATTTACTAAAAGAAAAAGCTAGAAATACTGATGCAAAAATATTCTGTGTCAAACATAGCTATCCTAAGTTATTAGAGCATGGCATAAATCCTTTCATATGTTCTATACTTGACCCAAGACCTATTGATGGTATGAGTACACATGGAGTTATAAGAAAAGACTTATTTAAAAAGATAAATAAAGACACTCTATTTCTTGTTGCTTCTATGACTGACCCCTCAGTTACTAAATATTTAATAAAGAAGGGTGCAAATATAAAAGGATGGTCTGCATATTCTGAAGCTCTAAGAGATACAACTATAAAAGATAAACTTCAAATTGCAAAAGGAACAGGAATAGAAGAAGGTGAAACATTAGTTTCAGGTGGTACTTGTGCAGCAATGAGAACTATATCTATTGCTCACATACTTGGATTTAGGAACTTTGAATTATTTGGTTTTGACTGTTCAGTTCCTGAAGTAACAAAAGAAATGCAAAAGGAAAGAGTATTAGATAAGCCTAAATATTTTAAAGTTGAAACTAATGGTGAATACTTTTGGACTACTGGAGAACTACTAGCAATGGCACAGGATTGTGAAAAGCTATTTGATAATAAGGATATGGACATGGCACTTACTGTTCATGGTAGTAACACATTAGTTTCTGAGGTTTGGAAAAAATCTCACAAGGCAAATGAAAAATACTACTATGAAATAATTCAAGATGCAGCTTAAAGAAAAACAAGAAAAGTTTTGTCAGAATTACGTACTGCATAGAAATGCCACAAGGGCTGCTAAAGATGCAGGATATAGTGAAATATCTGCACACAATACAGGCTCAAGATTACTACAAGAATCTGCTATTCAGGAAAGAATAGAAGAATTAAATCTTAACATGACAACTAGCATTGATGTTGTTGATGAGATAGAAAAGCAGTATGGTGTTGCAAGAACTCAAGGACAAACAACTTCTGCATTAAAAGCATTAGAGTTATTATCTAGAGTTAGAGGTAATAATATAGATGTAGATGAGATAACTACAGAGTCTATAGAACAAGACATTGTTAACTGTATGCAAGTTATAGGTTTAGAAAAGGTTCTTGAATTACTATCTAAAGCTTTTCCTGAAGAAATAGAAGATGAAGAAGATGAATCACTTCTTGCCACTGAAGAACTTGAATGCCCATCTGATTCCTAATGATGCAGCAACTGCTCCCATAAAACTCCACTGATACCATTCAGGTGCTTTGTTTATGTATTCCCATCCTTTGAGAACATAGTCTTGTATATTAGGGATGAAGCTGCCAATGAAAGGTAAGGTAAGGATGACAAGTACATACTCATCTTTCCAGCTATATCTTGTTTGTCGTAAGGCTTCAAGGTCATAGTTTTGGTCTGACTGTGCAGCTTTTTCAATTCTATTAATTTCTGCATTGACTCTTGCCTGTTCTACTTTTGCCTTGTGTTCTGTCTTAATCTTTCTATTATCCATATAAGAAGAAGCAAGACTTGTCACTCCACTAATTATTGCACCCCACATTATACCCACTCTCCTGTTTCCATTGCATTGGAAAGTCGCACTGCCCTGTTACCTACTTGATTTGCCCAACGAGAATCTAACATCTGAGTTTTTGCTTCTTCAAAGTTTTCCTCATGTATAGCTTTCCACATCTTAACAAATTTACTTAGTCTTGGCACACCCATATTAAATGCCATGTCAATAATTACTCTTTGTCTAACTTCGTCTAATTCTAACACGCATGGATGTTTTTCGCAAACTTCCTTCTCAACTATTTTTACATCATTCTCTGCAAGATAATATGCCTGTTCCTTAGTAATACCCCACTCACATATATCTGATATATCTTTACCAATATGTGCAAGTTCTTCTTCACTTAGTCCTCTGTGTTCTAAGTTTCTACCTATACCTATTGTATCTATATTAAGAGTGTCCTTATAAGGTAGTAGCTCTAGACCCTCATGTAAAACTAATTGGTCTAGTAATTCTGTCATATTATATTTCACTAAATCATTCCCCCTGCAAATAATTCTAAGCCTGACATACTCTCTTGCACTTTACCTGTTTTTAAATTAATAATCTTTCCATTAGGTAGTATTAAAAACTTTTTATCCTTAGAAAGCTTTGCACCTGTAGGACTTGCAGTTGGACTTATTAGTCCTGCCATATATGCATTAACATCTTCTAAACTTTTTAGAGGTTTAGTTGCAGTACCCATACCTCTAGCATAGTAGTCAAGTTCTGCTTCAGTAAGTGGAGTATCTTCTCTTTCTTCAACTATCTTTTTAATTTTTTCAGATACTTCAGGGTCATCATTATCTCCAAAATTGTCGTTTATACCCATGCCCTTACCATAACCTGTATATACTGAACCTATACCTAATAATCCGGGAGAGTATATACCTGTAATCATACCATCTTTATCTCTCTCTATATTAAAATTTTTATCAGCAATTTTATCTTTAATATTTCTACCTAAGAATCCTCTTAATTGAGGGTTTTTATCAACTTCTTTTGAGTATGCATCTATTTGTTGTTGAGTAAAATCCTTTCCATATTGTGTAGGACCTGCACCAAAAACATCTCCTCTTTCTGTAACTTCTATTGATTCATCTATATTATCATCATCTCCTTGGTTATCATCTCCTGCACCACCTTGTTCACCACTATCATCTGTTTCAGGACCTGCGGCTTGACCTGTACTGTGTTCACTTACTTCAGCAGCTTCATCTTCATCAGCACCTTCAGCAGATGAACCTTCAAATAAATCTAATATACCATTCCTTGTATTTTTAGGATTACCTATAACAGAACCACCACCTAGTAAGTTTACAATACCACCTTCTGCCTTATTAACATTCTCAAACATAATAGACAATGCTTCAGTTTCAGGACCTGTAAATCCTGTCTCTATATCAGTCTCACCCTTCATACCTAGCAAACTAAGTAGTTGGCTTCTTTGATTTAAATATTTTTCAACACCATACTTCTTAGCCAACTTGCTTTCTAGTTCTTTCCTAGATAGTTTTGTTAAATCTTTTTTACTCATCTCTTAATCTAGCTCCTGTTATTTGTGATTGAACTTGGCTTAATGCATTTATAAGTTCAGGTGGAAATCTTTTATCTTTTAGTATTGTCATAATAGTATTATCATTTAAAACATTATCAGGCATAAAAAATCCTGCACCATCTTCGCCATCTTGTAAGGCATATAATACAGAGTCATTTATTTTTCTTCTACCCATGTTTGTATTAGCTTCTATTATTTTCTCTATACCAAATCTTTTCTTAACAACATTATTACCTTGCCTTGAATAGTACTGTATATTTTTAATTTGATTTAGTCTGTCAGAAAACTGTCTCATTAGTTCTTTTTTTTCTAATTGTGAATCTAAATACATATCAACTATATTATCTATATCAGCTTGTGTATATACTTTAGAATCATAAGATTTTAAATTAAGCATAAAATTTTTAATAGGTTGTTTTAATTTTTGATTTTCATTATATATAAAGTATCCAACTGACTTTGTAACATCCATATTAGAGTTTCTTATGCCTGTAGTAAAATGTTGAAACTCATCTTCAAATTTTATAGGATAACCACTTTTATTAGAAGCTATAGGCAATCCATCATACTTTGCTTTTTCTTCTGCATCTGTAGATTTATATAATCTCCATGCACTTTTAAGAGTTCCCGGATTAAATACACTTGCAATATCTAACATTGCATCAGTATTACTAATTTCATTTCCATTTTCATCACGACCTCTATACATATTCAAAACTTTTGACATTAAAAATTTTTCTGATAAAAAAGGACCATATATTTCTTTTGTTGCATTATCAAACATATCTTCTAATTCAGTTTGTGAAACATCTTTATCTGCAAAAACTCTTCCAAGAACAAACTTTACAATATTTTTAGTGTATTGGTTAGCATCTAAAGCACCTGAATCTACAAAAGAAGTTCTTATCTTACCTTGTGCATCTTCATATATAGGTGAAGTATAATGTTTAAATGTATTTTTTTGCCAATCAGAAACTAACTGATTAACACCCTTTTGACTTTCTTTAGTTACTCCCATGCCTGTGTATTCATCTTCATTATTTCTTGTAAGAGCATACTCAATACCTACAGTTGCAACTGCAGCTCCTGACAATCTTCTTAATCCAATAAGTGCTAAATCTTTATTGCCTGTTTTAATTCCCTTTCTTAAATCATCTATTCCATATTTAATAATATTAAAATTACTTCTTAATATTTCTGCAGGAAATGTAGCATATGTTCCTAAAAAAGGGTTTTTAGCTAAAGCTCTTACTGCAGGTATTGCAGTGGTATATGAAGGCATAGTATTTCTCACAACCTCTGCAGCATAATCAAATGCTTCATCATCAGTTAAGTTAAGTGCCTTTTTATAAGATTTCATTTCTGCTTGTAATGCAGTTAGTTTACCAAAGTCATCAGTTAATCCATAAATTTCAGAAGGAACTCTACCTGCTTTTCTTAAACCTCTTTTAATTCCTGACTCTGCTAAGTTTTCATCAAATACATCTATATTTCTTCTTACTATTTCTGCATTAACACTAGAATCAACAACACCTTTTTCTTTTGCCTTTGCAAAAAACTTTAATGCTTCAGGGTCTTTCTTTAAAAATGCTTTTTGATATATAGTCTTTGCAGCTTTAGCAGCTTCTTTACCTCTAAAAATATTACCATTAGTTGCAAGTGTTTGAAACATACCATATAAGTTTACTAAATGAGCAGTGTGGTCAAACACAGTTTCTGCAGCCTGAGTAAAACCTGCAGCTCTTTGCACATTTCTTTTAGCACTCTCTACAAATGCATTACCTACAGGCATAACATTGTCAAATGTATCAATACCCTTGTCAATCATTTTGGCAAATAAATCTGTAGTCATATATTTATTTAAACCAAAGGCTTGACCACTACCTCCTAATGCACCCATTTCTTTAGCAACAATGTCTCCAATATTTTGAGTTAGTCCTATTTGACTTTCCTTTAATATTTTTGTAGATGCAGTAGGAAGAAACTCAAACAGACCACCTAGTTTAACTTCTTGTCCTAAGTTTTCATCTGCAAACTTTTTTATATCTTTAAAGTATTGTGCCTTTGCAATACCTTTATTTAAGTTACGCATAGTTTCTATATAATTTCTATAAGGGTCTTTTACTTCTCCTAAAAAATTAATTAGTCTATCGTCTAACTGCTTTCTTTGTTTAAATATTTTTATAGGTTTACCACCTGCACTAAAACCTAAAATACCTGATAATGTATCATACTGACCTGAAGTTTTTTTGGTAACACCATCTATAAATTTATCTAGCACACCATCAATTTGAGAACTCGATAAAGTAGGATTTATGTCCTGTAAATAAGCTCTCATATCATTAATTCTATCTATAGTGTCTGCATCATTAATATTATCTAAGTCACCTCTTAAACCTTTTTTTAATTTTTTTGCCCATGCAGGATTAGTATAAAACTCATAGCTCTTAGTCATATAAGAGTTTAAATTTTTATCTATTGCAATACCTAATTTATTTTTATCAGATAAATTTAAAATATTTTTTAAGTTAGTACTTTGTATATCTATATTTTTTCTAAGTCTTCTAATAACAGTAGTTAAGTCTTGAGACAACTGACCTATAGGAGCTTGACCCTGTAATACTTTATTTACATCTGTCCTTACAACTTCTTTAGCCGCATCATCTAAACCTTTAGTTTCATTTTTAATTGCCTGTTCTAAATCTTTTGCACCTTGCTTAACTAGTAGTTCTTTTCCCTCTGCATATTTATTTTTTCTTATGTATGCCTTAAAAACTTTATCAGGCATTGAAGCTTTTGACCTTAAAGCTCTACCAAGTTGTGTATTAATTTTACCAACTGCAGAAATTAATTTTCCTTTTTGTAAAAACTGACCCGGTGATTCTTGTACAACTCGTACATTACTTGCTACATTATCTGCAGTATTTGTAACAGGTGTAGTAATCTTATCTTTTTTAAGTGCTTTAAATTTACCTATTGCTTTTTTACCACCAAATTTAAATAAACCTAAAGCAAGTGTTGTAGGTATACCAACTGTAACTGCAACACCTGTGCTATCTATTATTTGTTTAAGAAGTCTTTCTGCAACAGTATCGTCAGGGTTTACATCTAGTCTTTTAACTAACTCGTCTACTTCTTTATTCTTACCTTTTAAACCTACTAAATCCATCATCTCTTTTAAGTATTGCTCATCTTCATCTTTAGCAATTACATCTGCAACCACACCTGCAGTTCCATATCTAGCATATTTTCCTAATCTATTTTTTGCTTTTCCTGCTTTAAAAAATTTGGCTGCAGCAGTTCCCGGAACAAGATAAGAACCTATCTCTTTTCCTACTTCTTCAACAACATTTAAATCTTCAGGAAAAAAAGTTTTCTTTAATGCAGAAGTAGCTGCTTTACCTATTTTAGTTTTATCTAAAGTATCATCAATAAAATTTAAAGCATCAGACAATGCACCCTCTATCTTATCTGTACGTTCCTTACCATACACAAGTTCTAGGGCATCACTACCTAAGTCTGCTAAATCTTTACCTGCTTCACCTATAGCTGCAGGTATAAACCTAAAAGGGTCAGGTAAAACAGTAGTTACAAACTTATCTGCAACTGATGTCTCTAAATTTTTTTCTTCTTTTTCTGCCATACTATTTTAAACTTTATTTGGTTGAACAAATTTATTTATTTTAGGATTATTAATTATAGTACCATCTTTTTTAGGGTCTTTAGGTTTTACTTCACCTTGAGCTAAAAAGTTTGCTAATCCACTATAACCTTTAGATTTAAAAATTTTTATAGCATCTGCTTGTTTTTTTAATATTTTAAGTTGTTGTTCTTCAGTTATAGCTTTACCACCTATACCTTGTAACTTACCATCTGAACCTACAGTAAACCCAAAACTTTTATATACTGCATCTTCTATATTATTAAACTCTGCATCCTCTATATCACTAGATAAATCTTTAATAGCTTTTAAATAATCTTTAGTTAACTCTGCCATTACTTGTTTAGTTTTAAGACTACCCTCTAGTCCTTCTGCTTCTGCTTGAGCTTTAGCCATTTCAGGGTCTCTTTCTTGCACTGCACTTGCTCCTGCCGCTAAAGAACCTGCCATTGTTTGAGGTTTTGTAGGGTCATATCCTGCTGCAACTCCCTGTGCAAATTCACCAAGCCTACCTATAAATGTATCTTTTTCTGCTTCTTTCTTTGCTTTAGCTTCTGCAATCTGAGTTCTTAATTTTTGTAGTTTAACTAAATCACTACTCATACCACCTAAATTCATCATGCCTAACAGTTGAGCAGATAAATCTTTTTTCATATTAGAAAAACTACCTACAGTTTCATCTTTTGTACCATCTTCATATTCTGCAGTTAGTCCTGATAATCCACCACCTGACCTAAAAGCAACATGACCACCTTCTTTAAATCCACCGAATAATTTTGCACCTGCTCCTACAATACCCATAAGATTTTGAAATGAACTTGGTTGTGAAAAACCTTGAGTTTGTTTTGCAAAAGGTTGATAAGGATAACCATATAGTGTACTCTGATAACCTGCTAATGCATCATCTGCAAATCTTTGTCTGTCCATAAAATTTTGATATGCTAAGTCAAGTTTTGACTGTTCCATTCCTCTACCTGCTTCACCCACTCCTGATAGGGCAGTAAGCTCTTTTAAAGCCTGTTGAGGAGCTTGTTGACCTAAACTAGCTAATGCACTACCTGAAAGTCTTTCCCTTGCCTTCTGAGCTTCAAATGCCTTTCTTGCATCTTGAAATGCCTGTTGAGAACCAAGAGTTTGTATATCAGAAAGTCTTTGACCTAAATCACTTATTGCTTCTGATTCTACCACACCTTGCCTTGAACCACCAAAAGAACCTGCACCTACTGCTTTACGACCTATACCTTGCATTGTTTGCTCAAAGTCTTCTCTTGCTTTTCTTTTTGCAACATCAGTAACTGCCTGTTGATAAGGGTTCATATATTCTTTTGCAGTATCAGTTGTAAACTTATCACCTAAACCTTTTGCTAAAGTAGTTGCAGGGTCAAAGTATGAAGCACCTGAACCTACTAAACCTGCAATACCTGTCATTGCTGCTCGTTCTTCAGGTGTAAATCCTGCAATCCTTGCACCCGGAAAGTCTTGAAATCCTGTCGTTTTTTTAGCTTCGTATAATTTTTTAGCTTCTTTTAATACATCTGCTAAACCTGACTTGTAATCAGTAGGTAAATCATACGCACCACCATATTCTACATCTGAGTCAAAAAATCCCATTATATTATTTCCCTCAATTCTTTAGTTGCATTAATTTCTTTTTGTTGTTTAGGAGTGCCAAAAGCTTTTACTCTCATTTCTTTAGTAAACTTATCTAACTTTTCTGCACCTGCATCTGAAGACCCATTACCTAGCATTGCAACTAAATCTGCAGGTAGTACATATTCGTCTGCACTTAACTTTGCTCCTTTAATTACAGGGTCTCCTTCAACTTTAAAAGTTATATCATCTGACATACCATCACCTCTATCATCATACACCTGTCCTTCAAAATAATCTTTTGGTCTCATACCACCTGCCATCATTGCCATACCCTGTTGTGGTTGTGGCATTGGCATTTGTATAGGAACTTGTTGTTGTTGAGGTTCAGGCATTTCTTTTTGTATATCTTTCATTGTTAAACTCTTTAATTTTTCTTTTCCAAATTCCATTAAATCTGTCATTGCTTGTTTTGCACTTGGCATATTCATAAGTGAAGAAAGTCCTGTCATCTCATCTTCTAAATTAAATGCTTCAGGTAAACCTGTTACAGGATTACTAGTTATTTCTCCCATTCTTCTCATCATATCTATTTCAGGCTTAGACATATGTACTAATTCTGTGTCTCCTTGTCTTCCTCTCATTGCAAGAAGATTAGCAAGACCACTTTTAGGTGCATTTCTATTTGTCAAGTATGCCATTTATTTTACCTACTTTATTTGGATTTAAATAATTAGATTGACCTTGAGTCATATTTGACTGAAAGTTACTGATTTTATTATTACTTTTATTATACAACATTCCTGTGTTTAATGCCATACCTTGAATTGTTTTTGTTCCAAAGTAGTCATTAGTTTTTGTAACACCCTTATTTACATTTTCTACAAAGGTACTATTATTAATTAAGTTAAAATAATTCTGTATATTCATTAATGAAAATCCACCCATGCACTTCCTGTGTAACCTTTAAACTTACTTTCACCTGAAGAAAAAGCAATATCACCTGCTTGAGGTCTACCTATTTCTGTAACAGTTACTACAACCTCTACTCTTGATGCAGGTCTATTTATAACTTCATTATCTCTTATATCTAGTTCTGCAGTTAGTCTGTTTCCCCATGAAACAATTTCACCATACATATCATTTATATTTTTTATTTGACCAAATATAGAAAACTGTGGATAGTTTGCCATTATCTTTTACCATCAGGTTGTATTGCAAGTCTAACAGAACCCCACTTCCATGAACCACTATTAGTTCCTGAAACTCTTACAGATGCCTGTCTACCTCTTGCTCTAAAATCTACTTTTTTAGTATTCTTATTAACAGTAAAAGGTCCTTTAATTTTAAATGTATCTGTAGGAAACTCTTTTACTTTTACAAATATTTCTATTTCTTGACCTGAGTCAAATTTGTAATCAGGTATAATTCTATTTAAAAACATTAACTCATCCCCATCTCCCACATCAAAAGAAGAAGATTCAATAAAAGAATT